TTAAATCAACTGCACCTGCTCCTGATAAAGATTGAACACCACCTCTAATAGCTTTTCCATAAGCTGCATTAGATGTGACTGCACCTGTATCTGCGTTTTTTGTTATGTCTTCAAAACCGTTTTCCGATCGAACCGGTCCTGTAAATGTAGTATTTGCCATAATTATATCCTCCTAGTTTATGAACATAGTCTCTAGGCCGTCGACTATACGCGTCTATGTTCTAATTTAATTGTATAGTAGGTTTTTTATATACTAGTTTTAAGTAGAGCGCAAGAGAGCCTGTAATGTGGAGTGGATTTATTCCAACGATGTAGCTTTTTGTTTAAGTAGCTACGGAAACTTGTGGTTCAGAATCTTCTATCTTATTTCGCAGATGTTCTCTTTTAGCTTCTGCAAGTTTTATATGGCTAATTACTTCTCTGACTCTTCTGTCAATTTTAACCATATTAAGAGTATATCTACCCTCTTTAAGATGCTCCTGTTCCCACTCTAAGTCCAGACCCCTCTTCTTTGTGTAAAGGGTCTCTAGATGTTGTTGCATCGATAACTTCCTCATAAGTTATTCTCTTTACTCTTGGATCGTTCATTTCTCCAAGATGTTCCCATTTTATATCACCTTTTCCCAATTTGTCAACAATTGCATTTTCGATATCCAATGGAGAATCAATACTACTTATCACAAAATCTGCGTGAAGTTGATAAGCAAATATTTGGACTCTGAAGTTTTTAGGGTGCATTTTTCCTTTCTATTCTTTGATTGTGGCGGAACTGTGTCCCGCCACAAAATTATTGATTAAGCACCTGGTGATGCAAAAATACCTCTAGGGTCTGATACGCCAAATACGTATCTTTCTCTAGCTTTGTATCTTACGTTTCCAGTATCGAAATCGCCTTCCATTTTAGTAGTCAATGGAGCTCTTTCCATATGCTTCATTCCGTTAGGCACGTCTGTAGTGATATAGAACGCATCTGTGTCAGTTAAATAGTGGTTAACTGTGTATCCACCAGGAACCATTCCCATAGATACAAGTGCGTTGATATCATTATCAGCAGTTCCAACTCTTTGTGAAGACTTCATAAGTCTTTCAGCAGTGAATTGTAGTGCAGATGGAATGATCATCTTCACAGCTTTCGCAGCGATCTTTAAACCTCTTTCATCAGTAAGCGCAGCAATGTCAATCATTGATTGCTCTAATGAAGTTTCGTTTAAGTCCGCAGCTGTTGCCAATGTATTACTGAAAGTTCCAGAAATAGTTGGGTGAGCTGTGTTGAAAAGAGATACACCATCACCTGAAGTGAATGTTAAACCCGGTAAACCATTGTTTAACGGTGCAGCTGCTTTAACTTGTTTAGTTTGAGCCATAGATCTTGCTAAAGCTTTTGTATATCTAGACGCAAGTCTGTCATACAAATTGTCCTCAATAGCTTCTTCAGTGATAGCAAACCCAAGAGCAATTGTCTCGTGTGTGTATCTAGCTGTGAAAGTTTCTTGAGCACTGTCGTAAGTTACGCCAGAACCTTCTGGTTTAACTTGTGCTTGAGCGAAACCTGACAACATAACTTCTTCTTCAAAAGCTCTGTCAGATGACTCAGTTGTGTATATTTCAGCATGTTCTTGTTCATACTGTTTATACTCCAGGCCAAATAGTGCATTTAAACCTGGCTCTAGTTCTTTAACTAGTTGATTACGTGATATAGCCATAATTATATACTCCTATTATATCCCTGCTACGTTATTTCCTAAGATATGCTCATTGATAATAACTCTAAGGGCAAAGCCCGCAGCAGTAGTATCAGAATGATTCGGATCTCTAGAAACACCTAGTATTTTAAGTTGAGCAATAGAAGCTCCAGTTGTAGCCGAAATTTTTGATTTCGAAATGAACAACGGAGTAGTTCCTACTGCTGCGACCTGGTCAGCACATCCACCAACTTCATTTTGGTTGAATGCAGTGTCCGCAGACATGATTTCATAAACCTGTCTAGGGTCGTCGTTTACGAATGCAACAATATCAGTAGCAGTGTTACTTGCTTTTGAAAAGTTTGCAAACGTTGGTTTGTTTGTGTCGGCATCAGTATAGAAAACGCCATTCAGTGTACCCAGATTATTTGCATCTGTGTTTCCTGAAGCGAGTACAACACCATCCGCAGTTAATTGCACCATTGCTGCGTGCGAAATTAAAGCAGAAGAAGCTGCAACGCTGTACTCTGTAAGAGCACCTACGTTATCTGTCTGACCAACTTTTTTAATGGGTCTCAAACCGAACCCAGTTGTTGACGCGTTAGCCATACGTTTCTCCTTAAATGTACCTGCCCTTTCGGGCCTCCAGTACGGTTAATTCGCTGGTTTCGGAATTGTTAAAAAATTAACTTTTCTTTGAACCACCGAAGGTTACACGAGTATCTCTATCAACATTGATAGGCATACTCTTATGCTGTTCCTTCGCAAGATCGGCGTCTATTGCAGCCTGCTGATCCTGTGCCTGTCTGGCATAGTATTCAGTTCTTTGCTGCGCGATCTCCTCTGGTACCCTTGTCAGCACAAGGCCTCCGTGCCCGATAACCCCTGCGTATTTGCCATCTGCGATAGTTGGAAAGTCCTCTTCGGGATATTCATCTGATCTTACTAACTCATACCCGGATCTTAAGCGTCCTTGTATGTTTTTCGTATCAACGAATCCTAGGATTTCTGTTCTGACCCATCTGTGTCTATATCCATTTGGCGCGTTGGGCGTATCTAAGTACGATGGTGGAGTCCAAACTTTTGGTCTCTCTTGTGGAGCTACCGTTTTTGCTTGTGCTTCAACTTTTGTTGAATCACTTTTCTTTGCTTGGCTCGCACGAGTTGGTTGTTCTTTTTTCATATGCCTATACCTCCTTCGTGTTCATAAGTTGTTTCGCATATTCTTCTAGTGGCACACCTAATTTTTTAGCAATTGCTACTTGAGATGATGTGAGTCTCACTGATTTACGACTAGTCTTTGAACTACGCGTTGCAGAGGCAACGGTTTGTGTAGGTTTACTAACCGGTTTGTCCATAGGTTTATCAAATTTATGCGGAAATTCCAACCTAATTCTTTTGTCGATTTCCGTATAATATTCTTTAGACCTAGGGTCAATTCCTTCTTCTTCGGTAAGTTTTCTATGCAAATCAAACGCTGTATACGTCATTGCACTGTCTTTACCGAACCATTCATTATCATTAGCCCAATCTTCTGCCATAGGATCTGGAGGAGTTTGAGCTTGTTGTCTTGGTTGTTGATATAGTGGTGGTTGTTCAACAGGTTTTTCTTTAGATGCTGTTTCTTGCATCTGATGCTGAGTTTTTAATTCAGCTAATTTACCCTGTTCATAACCAAGTTGAGAAATAGCAGCCAAAGCTTCTGTTTCAGCTTTTGGATCTTCTGCTTGTCTAGCAGCTCTTAATTTTTCTTGAGCTGCTGCGATAGAAGAAGTAATTCTTCCTTCCATTTCTGCAACATAATTTTTATCTAAAGAATCTGCTGTAGTTTTAAACTGATCTCTTTCTTGTTTAATACTTTCAGCAAAACGTAAAGCTTCTTCTTTTTGTCTTTCAGCTTCACGCATTCTTTTCGTTAATTTAGCTATTCGCTTTTTAACACCTTCAGAATACTCTTCAATTTGCTTACTGTTGTCTTCTTGCTTATCACCTTCTTGAACAGTAGATTGCTCCACAGGTTTCTCAGATGAGTCATCGGCGCTACCACCGTCTTCAAGTTTTGTTTCACGTTCGTTTTCATATGTTTTGTCCTCTTGTGGTTGTTCTACAACCTCTTCTGTTTTTTCTTCTGGCAATTGAATATCTACTTCGGGACCGGAAGTATCGATATCAACTGTTTTCTTTTCTTCTTCTTGCATAGTATCTCCTATGATTGTTAAAATTCGTGGAATATATCTTCAGGGTTTTCCACGGTTGCTAAAACTTCATCATCATTGAGAAGTCTTATTTCACCCCCATCTATTTTAATTCGTGATCCAGCATATCTTGCAAAGATAATCCAATCACCTTTTTTACACCATGGTCCTTCTGGGTATCTTTCTTTATCATAGCAGTGTGGACCCATTCTTAAAACTAAACCACAAGTTGATGCTACTTGCGATCGTTCTACTGTTTCGTCTGCTAATATTAAACCACCTTTAGTTTTTTCTTTTTGTTTAAAAGGTAAAACTAAAATTCTCCAACCTGTTGGTTCTGGTAGTTTAGAGTTTTCGTTGATTTCTTTTTTCTTTTCTTTTTCAACACCAACTAGTTCTTTATTTGGTAGAACTATCTTTTGATTTGATGCTGATAATTGTTCCTTCGCTGTCATTTTGCTCCTTTGTTTTTAGCAGGGTGGATATTTCCTGTAATAAAT